GAATGTCCACTGGAATCCTGCCTGTGCGCTCTGACCATTTGCAAATGAAAGACCGCTGATAAAATCGTTTCCATCGTCACCGATATTCCTCTTTCCAGATACGGTAATGGTAACGCTCTTGGCGGTCATTAATCTGCGTGTCCAACCTTCTGCTTCGAACGGTGTCCACTCTTCAACTCCGTTGTCAAACGAAACTTCGAAAGTTTCGCAATCAGCAACGGTCTTCCATGAAGGTGAAGATGTTGTAGAAATGTCCACCTTAAATTGGTTTTCGTAGCATGGAAAAACTCCGCTTGTTACTGACATTACTTACCCCCTTTGGTAATAAAAGACCCCAGATATGACATACTCATACACTCCGTTGTCATCCGTGCCGATAAAAACAGGTTCTTCGTACAACAGGTCTAAATAATGAACGTGTACTGTACCCATATCCGTGTCCGTGATATAACGTATTTCTTCATACAAAGAACGTGCAAACGCTTCCGTTTCCTTAAGGTTCTTGTTCCAATGAATCAGAATCCTTATACCTGCGGTATCATAGCTTGATTTCTTGCCCACGGCTTCTATTCGCCTTTGGTGGCTGTCTGCGTATACTCCGATAGATTTCTCTTTCGAATTCTCTATCTTGCCTATACTGTAATGATCAGCTTTTGAATTTAAGGTTTTTAAATAATCTCTGAATTCTGCTAACATTTATATGAACCTCTTTAAAGCCTTGGCGAATATGTCGGCAGGTCGCTTTTCGTACTTGCCACCGCTCATCCACAAGCGCATCCATTCAGCCTGTGCGTTAGGGTTGCCATCGTGCTTGTTGCCTTTCTTGTCAACCCAAGGTGCTTTGTGGAAATTGTATTCTGGATGAAAGTACAACCTTCGTGCGTATGCCGTGTTGAATTCAAAGCGAATGATGCCGTCTTTCGCTCTTGATTTGTTTACTCTGAACGCTTCACCGCTTAACGTGCCATCCATTCTTGGTATGACCTGTTCGTTGCGTATCTCGTTCTGTAATAAATCGCCAGACAGCATCAATGCTTTCCGCATTGCATCATTGATATGTTGTAACCCTTTTTCATCCCATACAATGCTCATTTAAACTGTATCTCCGTATGATTAACTGTGCCGTCTGGGTTTCTGCGCTTGAACCCTTGGTGGATCTCACGCTTTTCCCCAAAGATAACGGCATCACCTGCTGTGATATTTGATATCCGTGGAACAATATCGCCATTAAAGTAAGCTTTTCCGCTAATATCAACAACCTTCTGATCTGCGCTGAATACGGCTTTGCCACCGTCTTGCCAATTACAGTTGGCTCTTATTGTTATCGTGCTTGCAGGTGCGCCATCCTCGTTGATCTCTTCACTTTCGATGTGCAAAGTTATCGGGGTTGTACATACCCAATCTGGTACTAACTCTGGATATTTCATGGTTTACCTCGCAAGTCTGCAACACAAGCCTGTCTGTTCAAGCAACGAATACACAGTTGATTGGATAGGTATGCCACCTTCCATCCTAACGGTAAAGCCTGTGCCGAACTTCATGCTCACCGAATTGATAGAATAGGAATCTATCACGCTTGCAATGGCATCTGCGTTATCGTAAAGGAAATCCGCTTGCTTGCACACTACTTCCTTGATGATTTCTTTCTGGAAATCGGTAAGGTTATCGAATCCGATTCTGACGATTCGGTTGAAGGTTAGCGTGTCAATATTCCTTGATGCATCTGTCAGATATCGGTCAATCTGGTCGGCAGATATGGTAGCATAACCCATATCCTCATATTCGTTTGCGCTGACATAAGCCGTATACATTGCTATTTGCCTTTCTTTTCAAGTTTCTTGATCTTCTCACGAAGGTCAATGATTTCGTTTTCAAGCTTTTCGGTCACCTCTACCTGCTTGATGTACTTTTCAAACGGTACGGTCTTTCCTTTGGCGTATGCGACCACATTGCCGTTATCGTCATAGACATCATAGCCGTCATTTGCCATACTCTGCACATCAACTTCCGTGATGGTAAATTCCATATTATCTTTAATGGCTATCATTATTGTTCCCCCTTTACTCAATTAGGATTCGCTTGATCCTGTTGCACCTGCGTTGATTGCGATACCTGCAAGACGCTGATTCAGAACGAACAGGTCACCGTATTTTCTGTTCTGATAAATGTAACCATCGCCTGTTCTTGAATCAGTTCCCGGTGCAAACATCTTGATATAAGCGTATCTTTCCCTTGCGACTACTGAATCTGGGTGAACCGCAATAGCGTTGATCTGCGCAGAACCTGTGGCAGGTGTGAAGCCTTCCGTGAAGTTGTAGGCGGTCTTCATTCTTGCGCTCGGTACTTTTACGATCTCTACATCATCAAGATCCCACACTTTTCTGTTGACCGTGCCGTTATTCGGGTTCACGGACATGAATCTTGTCAGACCCTGTGCGTTCTTGGCGATCTTGTATGTTGCAGGTGTCAGATACAGGATTCTTCCTTCTTCTGGTACACCTGCATCGTCCATGTTCTCCATTGCCGTGTCGAACCAATCAAGAAAATTGGATGTTGTCAGCGCAGTTGTATCAACAGAACCGCCCTTTGCAACGAATTCAGAGTAAAGTTTGCTGAACCTGTAAGCATCGGTTTCTGGGATCGCCTGTTCTCTTTCGAATACGGTCTGGATGTTTGCGACAGAAGCAACCATGTTGGTTTCGTCTACATCCATTGCATCCACGAAGAATTCTACATCCCTGTCAAAGTTAAGGGTCTTGGCTTCCCATGTGTTGGTCAGATTACCGCTGTTGAAGCCAATGCTTCTGGTGTGGTTCTTGTAGCCTGTCAGCGTGACTACAGGAAGTTTGATGGTCTTTGCGTTCAGCCATTGAACCTGTGGGTTCGAAAGCGTAAGACCGTAGGATCTCATTTCCGCTTCATACTTCTGTACAAGAAACTGCGAAAACTGATCTGCGTAGTTGATAGTGTTTGACATTTCTTTTCCTCTCTACTTCATTTTTACCCCGAAAATCCTCGCAAGTTCTTCGTTGTTGGTGTTTGCTTTCTGTCCACCGTCTGCACCGATCTTGAACCCTGTGCCCTGTTCGACAGTTGCTTTCAGTTCTGGCACATCCTTCAGAACCGCATTCAGATTTTCTTTCAATTTGTCTTCACTTATGTTGCCGTCTTTGACCACGTTCGACAGGTCTGCCATCTTCAGCAGGTACGGCATCTTGCTCGCAGGCACTCCAAGCGCACCTGCCATCTTCATCGCTTGCATTTTGATTTCAGCCTTGATCGCTCTTGCGTTCGCATCTGCTATCTGCTGATTCAGCGCATTGATGTCTGGTGTTCGCTTGGCTTTTTCTTCCTTGAATGTAGTGATAGCCTGTTTCATTTCTTCTTCAGACAAACCCTGTTGCTTGAAGTATCCCTTGATAACGGAATCTTCTGTTGCTCTCTGCTTGCCATCAAGGATGGATGCAAGCTTGTCATAGTCGATTTCTGCTGTCCTCGTTTCCTGTACGTTTGTGTTCTGGTCTTCCATAAGTATTTTCCTTTCTACAGTTTTTATCGTGCTGTCTGCACATCTCTACAGTTTTTATCGTGCTGTCTGCACCTAAACAGTTTTTTTAGTGCTGTCTGCACCTTGGTGGCGGTTATAGGTACTGACCCTATTTCTAACGGTTCAAAGCCGTTTGCATTACCTTTATGCTAAACCGCTATAAAAAAGATGCTTCACAGCACCTTTTCAAGTTCTTCTATATCCTGTTTGTGGTCTATGTCACAGGTGTAGTCATTGATAACCGTGTAATCTTTTCGGTAATCGTCTATGTCGATTCGTCTGCCCTTGATAATGCACCACAGTTCCCATGCGATTGGCTCTCGCCAACTTGTCTTGGTCTTTTCTTTGAGTTCCATGATCGCATCTTCAAAATGCTCTACATCGACTACCTTGAAAGCAAACGGTTCTACCCACGGCTTGATGTAGTTGTCAGCAAACGGCTTTGCGCTCCCAAACAGTTCGATATCATCCGTCTGTGTTTCGACTATCGTCTTGATCGCTTCTGGCGAAAAATACACATCGCCAAACAGATAGCAGGTCGGCTCTTCCGTCAAATAAAAGCAATTGCACCAATGACCATCCGCATTCCAATCTTTCCAGACGAAGTAAAAATTATCATGCCTTAATACAGGAACTCCGCATAACTCAAATACAGGGTCATTTGATGATATCGCTATATCCTTGATTCCGTTTTCTCTCAATAAGCGGATGGTTCTTTCTACGATCCGTTCACCTTTGACCACAGCCAATTGCCGTGGGGTCTTCCATTCCCTGTACTGACCACCGCACATGATGATATATTTCATTCAAACGCTCTCCTGTATGTATCGCTTGCCCAATGATCAGACAATACTTTGCAAGCCGTCAGCCGTGCTTCTGCATTGTCACAGCGCATGATAAAATCTTCCAACGCTCTTGCCTGTAGTATCAAACCTTGTCTGCCTTTCGATTTCGACAATGATGCGTGGTTGTTGAAGTGCCGTAATGTCATCAGATCCTCGGTGCAGATAAGTTCGTTGTTTTTCGCCAGACAATCAAGGTTAAAAACTTCATCCTCACCGTATTGGACACCTTCCACAAATCTGACATCTTTCAGAAATTCAGCCTTGTACAGTTTGTTCCATACCATGCACCATTGTGACGGCAGATTCTGTAGTGAATAATCACCTGCTTCACACGGATACTTGTTGTAGATCCTGTTGCCGTTAAGATAATGCCGTAAATGATTGGCTTGGATGATATTGGTATCGTGTTCGGTCATGCGTTCGAACGTGGCATATGAGTCTGGCAACATTTCGTCATCCGCATCCAAAAAGGTTATCCACTCCCCTTTTGCATGGTCTAATCCTGTGTTCCTTGCACCGCTCACACCTTTGGCATGCTCGTTTATCATCAGCTTCATCCGTGGGTCGAAATAGCATTCTACGATCTTGTCACCACCATCCGTTGAATGATCATCCACAAGAATGAATTCAAAATCACCTTCCTGTTTGACCATGCTGTTAATGCATCGTTCAAGCCATATCGCTGAATTGTAAAACGGTACGATTACGCTATACTTCATATCTGCAAGGTTCTGGGAATCTCTCCATGATGAATCTGCCTACTGCGCTTTCGGACAGGTCACCGTCTGCCGTGCTTAAAAAATCACAGGCTTCTGACGGTTCAAGGTCTGTCCTTGCTATCTTCACATCCTTGTGCTGTTCACCGCCGATGTTGTACACGTTGCCGTAGGTGCTTCTGAACATCGTCATTTTCGGATACTTTTCTATCAACGCTTTTGCCTTTCTTCTGTTGATCAGCATCGGCATATGTACCTCATAATTGAAGGTTTTGTATCCTTCACTCTGTAACGCTTCCCTTGTGCGCCTTAACTGTAAGGTGTACAAAGACCGTGACCCCATGCGGTTCTTTTCTATAGCCTGTATCCGTCTGTGCAATGTCCTGTCATAGAAGTTTGGCATATCCTCAACAGGTTGCATGATGTAAAAGTCATCGTTGAACAGCCAAAAGTCTTCCGTGATATCTTTGTTTTTACTGACCTCATATATGGTTGATATGACTTTCTCCCACGGCATATTGCCCTTCTGACGGAACTTAACATATTCGTCTGGCTCTATCCCTTCTGGTTTTCCACCATATATCCACAGCTTGCGGAATTTGAAATTCTTGCATACCGACCGAATCGAATATTTCAGTTCTTCTGCGGTCACATCTTCCTTAAGGATGTAGACTATATCGTTCATTTTTTCTTCTCCATCTTTGCCAATGTGCGGTTGATGTCACGCAGTTGCGCTTCGATTCTATGCACGGCTCTTATTAGGTCAATCAGCACTTCTATAAGGTCTTTGCTTTCCATGTTATAGTTTAATTTAACTCTGTAAGCACACTAAAACCGCCTGTAAGCGGTCTAAATCGCAAGGTGATATAATGCCTTGATGTGTAAAAAAATCGCTTAAAACGCAAATTTATGGCTTTCCACCACGCAATTAGCGTTGATTTGCTCGTTTAGATTCAAAATATCCTTCTATTTTATCAGCGATCTCTTTCGGAACATTCGCACGGTTCTTCCCACCGTCCATATATGCCGAAAAGTTCTCTGCCCATGCTTCAGACCGCTTTGTTGCCCTTACGCTTTGTGTACTACCTGCATATGCTGACACTTTTACAGACAGTTCATCAATAGTTGAATTTGCGGAAAGGCTCTTGGATAACGCTTGTCCTACATCAACATCTACTGCATGACCAAGTTCATGCAATATCGTACCGCTGAATGTTTCCGTGGCATAATAATCTTTGTCAGTTTTCCACTTTCTTTTGTAACGCTCGTTTGCCTTTTTCTGTGATTCAACGAATTTTTCAATGTTGCCTGTTTTTTTCAAATGCAATGTCTTGGTTTTATCATCGTATTTGGCATACACTCCTTTTGGCAATCCACCAAATTGCACTCTTAAACCTTCAATTGAATTCCCCCCCATTTTCCGTTCGAATTCATCTATCACCTTAACCGCTTCACGAACAAAATCGGCATTCGCCCCTTCAATACCGACAAATTCCGTTTTTAAGTTGTTCGTTGCGTATTCTTTTAATTGAGTGCTTGGCATTGACGAAATGTCAACAGACGAACTTCTTGGAAGCGGTTGTATCTTGCGCCCTGTCATTCTCTGCTTCCTACGTTCTGTAAGCTTAATAATATCCGCACGTTGTTCCCATATGTCTGCACGTTGCTGATACCTTGCCTTATTGTCTGGGTCAAGCGCATACTTTGCCATCCGCTGATAGGAATCTTTCATCTCGTTAGCGTGTTGCAAAGCCTGTTCGCTGTTGTAATCACCTACGATCTCTTCGATTTCGTCTTTTGTCCACGGTTCGGCAGGTTTCGAAACACCTTCCAGATAGGTCGAATAGATATCTTTGCAGTTAGGATGCAGAAAGCCTTGCGCCATCGCCTGTGATAAGGTCGGAACACCTGCCTTGACCGCTTCCTTTATCGTGCCACCGCTATACACATCATCAACAAGCACCTTGCCAAGATAACCCACGCATTTAGGACAGGCTTGCGTTCTTTTGTTGACCTGTACGGTATGCACTCCGTATTCATCCCTTGCGCTCCCTTCACCCATCAGATAAGCACGTTTGTTGCCTGTTCTGATTGCCATCCGTGCATAGGATTCTATGTTGTGCTTTGCGCCGTTCTTGTATTGGATGCTCTGGATTCCCTTCTTAAGAAAGTCTTCCGTTGCCATGTCCACGGCTTTGTTGTAATCGTTGGTTACGTTTCCATAAACCTGCGCATCAAAGATGATCTTCCTGTAATCGTCATCTGCTTTGCGAAGCACGGCATATTCTGCCCTTGTGAAGTCTGCCTTGGTGCGTTCGATCAGTATGTTCAGCTTATCGTCATTGATATTGAAAAACTGCGTGTCCTTGGTCTGCGTAGGGGTGAAGTCTTTCTTCTTGATCTGTTCAAGCAAGTATTGTTCCTGCGCCGTCTTGGCATCTCCATAAGTCTGTCGGTAAAGGTCTTCTATTCTTTTGTTTAGGTCAGCAAATCTGCCTTGGAACTTGTCTTTGTTCTGCGCTCTGTATCTTTCAAGATCCTTCAGTTGCAAGGCTTGCCATTGTTCCCAATTGAACCCTTCTTCATCCTCTTCTGCCTTGTGCCTTTCAAGGTTTCGCATCATCGAATCGATCAGTTCGTTTTCTATTTTCTTGAATGCTCTTGAAAGGTCATATTCGTTAGACATTATTTACCCCATGTTGGCATAGACCTTGATGCCCTTTCTGCCGTATTCCTTCCGTGCTTTCTTGATCTCTGCGTTCGTCATCGGCAGGTTCATCAGTTCGATATACCCTTTTCCGATATGCTCTATTGCAAATATCCCATTCGGCACTTGTTCTGATGCGACCTTAAGCAAGTCTATTGCTTTGCCCTTTGGCATCTGATAACAGTTGTTCGCTACTTTGATAATCATCCCAGACTATATCCGCACTTAATGCAGGTTCTTCGAATTCTTCTATGCCCTGTTCTTTCTTCAGCCTTGCGACTTCCGCTTCTTTCCACTCTTCGTCTTTGTTGTCACCGTACAGTTCTTCGACACAGGCTTCTATGCTCATGATGCCTTGCATTTTGCCCTTGCCCACCGTTTCTATCTGACTTTCAAAGCTTGGGTTAGCGTAGTCTTGGAAGGTTACTGTAACTTCGTATTCTGGTTCGACTTCACCGATACTGCGGTAGTATACCGTGATGACCTCACGGATAAGCTTTTCAAGGACAGGCTGAAGCACCTCAATGATGGTATCCCTTGTGTATAAGGTAACTTTCTCTTTCTCACGTTGCGCTTCTGCATTGTCAAGTTTCTTTACATCCACACCCATTGTTGACGGTGATATGATCCCCTGTAAACAAAGGTCTAAAGCGGTAACATAAGTCGCAAGATATGAATCATGCTTGATTTCACCGCTTGCCGTCACGATCTTGTTTTCGGCACGCTCTTTCATGTCGGCATCTGTGCGGATGTACCTGTTATCAAAAGCATTCGGTTTCAGCACCACACCTGTATTAGGATCTCTTGGTAAAAGATTCTCTGGTATGTATTCTTTAGTTCTACCTGCCCTTAACGCATCAATCCATTGGCTATACGCTTCATCGAAGCTGTCGAACGCATCTATCTTCTTGTCAAAGATGCTCTGCCCACGGTTTTCGAACTTATCCGAATCGTAGAACATGACAGGAACAGCCATGATGTCATCAGAATCCCATTCGATCCTTGTCAGACCTTCGAAGCGGTCATCTACGCTCATGTCAATCGGTTCACCGCCACGGTATAACTCATAGTCAACGTAGCCGTGTCCGTATATCTCTTTCAGTTCAAGCGTGCCGTTCTCGTTCTCAAAGTACGATTTAAAAACGATCTCTTTTATTCTGCCACGCTTGCACCTGTATTCGATGCGGTCACCGCCCCAGAACTCAATGATCGGATACTGTGATAACTCTGGGTCAACCGATAGCTTGAACGCACCGTCACCGACCACAAGCACTTCCTTCACGCACTTCTTGATCAGCTTCTTGATGTGGTTTTCTGTATCTACATCTTCCCAGACATCCTTGACAGGCTCGGACTTGTCAAAGGTGAAATCGTTGATATTGGATACGATGATACCTGCAAGAAGGTCTACTATCATGCTCGGAAGACCTGTGTGTATCTTCCGCATTTCCATACCTGCGGTCGGATGACTTGCCCAGAACTTCTGCATCTCTACTTGATGTTTTGGAATCTGGAAGTAAAGCTGTTCAAGTTCGTTCGGATCGCCACGATACCATATACGGTTTTTTATCGCATTGCCTTGATAATCCAGAACCTCTTGCAAGTTGATAAGCATTGCCATCGGTGGGTTAATATTCAACCAACTTTGCATTCTACGTTTTAAGTTATCCATGAATCCCATTTCTACCCCTGTTTACTCCGCATATTCCCACGAATCTTCTGTCATTGCTAAATACCTATATCATGTACATAAGGCAACCACGCATATTGTTCAGAATTTATGGTGTGATCATCAGAATCGCAAGGAATGTCCTTGTCTTCTTGCCAACTATACACACCTTTTTCCCTTATGTTCTCGGTGCAATGATCACACACGAAATACTGTTCTTTTGCTATCCATCCAAGTTGCAGGTTTATCCTGTCTGTGACCTTCATCCCCTTGTAGCTTGGAATGAAGTTGTATATGCATCCGTTTTCCCTTTTGTACTTGATACACTCGGTTATTGTTGCTTGGTCTGCCGAATCAATGAAGATGTTTCTGAAATCGCCCCACGCTATGCGACAGAAATCAGCAAATCCTACGATCTCGGTGACTACATCAGACGGTGCTAACGGCTCTTTGCGTATAGCGTTATTGAATATCCTTTCTTCAAGCGTGTACAGGTCACCGTCATCCGTTATACCGCAGAATTCCATTGCTATGGTGTCTGGTGACTTCTGGGAGTAGGATGTATCCACGCCCATTGAATAACGCTTGAACTTCAGCTTGCCTTGCTTGATTCGGTCTTTCAGTTCTTTTGCCTTGACTACGTTATTCTGGTCAAAGTTGCTGAATACCAATCCTGTTGCCTTGCATCGAATCCCCTGTATTTTGTTCTTGTATAGCTTCGTGCCGACAGGAACATTTTCGATGATCGTGCGCTTCTTATCTTCAGATATGCCAGAATCATCGAAAGTGAAGAACCAATGCACCCACCCATCTTTGGGAGATTCGACCAATTCTGCAAGGATTTCTTTCGGTTCTTCGGCTTCCCACCTCTTTAATGGTCTGCTGTGATTGATATACTCTTTGTATATCGGCAAATTGGGGTCATCTGGATTAAGTGTTGCTATCGTGTAATTTGATCTCATCATGGCTTCACGGACAAAATCCATGTTTGCTGTGTTGATCTCATCAATATACAAGCATCCATATTGACCGCCTAACGCATCCTTCCATCGTGCTTTATCTCTGTAACCTACCACAAACACCACCTTGTCACCTCTTTTGGTGTGCAATATGATGTGTGGCATTTTGTACTGTGCGCTTCCGTTCCCCTTGTATTCGAAGAACGTGCTTCTTGTCAGATCCGCAATGCCGTTATCTTTTTGTATGATGTTCTTTTCTGCTGTGCCTGTATCCTCTGCTGACAGGATGTGCATTTGATCGTTTGATGCCATAACACGGCACAGAAACTTATATGCGCCTACTGTTGTTTTACCGCTTGCTGTTGTTCCTTCCAGAAACTCTACTTTTGCATCATTGCTTCGCAAGAATGCCCTTTGTTTTTCTGTCCAACCGAAATCACTCATGCACCATACCAAATTGCTTCAGAATGCTTTCCATCTTGTCTATATCTGTGTATTGCGCTGATACTTCAACCTTCTTTTCGGCAACATAACCTGCCCTATCAAGAAGATCCACCGCACATTTGATCCTATCTGCATCCTTTGCTTCTGTGTTCCCCATGATCTCAACAAGCACATTAAAGGCTGTCGAAGCTTCTCTTGCCATTTTGGTTCTTAACTCTTGAGATATCTGTGCTTTGACTTCATTTATTTTGGCTTGAATCTCGACATTCCCCAACAACCTACTGCATTGGCTTTCTGCGGTTGTTTTGCTATAACCTGCCTTTAGCGCAGATTGTGTGGCATTGCCTGTCATCGCATATTCAATTGCAAATCTTTCCTGTTGATCTGTCATCTTTTTCACCACGCAAAAGGACAGGCTTTTACACCTGCCCAATTGCGAAAGGAGTTAAAACATGAATGAAAAGACTATGGATAAAGCTTGAGTCTGTTCCTTATATCGTCTTTCTGCTTGTCTGTTAATGTCTGCCAGATAAGGTCAGCAATATCTTGCCTTATTAAGATTTTCCATTTTTCGTGGCTTCTCCTATACATTACTACAGGTACATCGCCTAATCTTGCGTCATGTTCAGCTTGATTTAGCCATTTTTCGTCTATCACACGTTCCTGTCTTTTGACTTCGATGTGGATTCCTTTGACACCGACTACATCAGCATCGCCTTTCAATCCGCTATATTGTTGACCTCTTCTGGCTTCAATGTGTCCTTGATTCCGCAGAAGCTGTGCGACTTCCCTTTCGGCTTGTGCGCCCTTCGTTCTGCTGTTTATACTCATAACTTTCTCCAATTTATGTGGTTGGTTTCCCTGTATTCAAGCACCTTGTTGATCGCTCTTGGAATTTTCTTTGCATTCTGATCAAGGTTTTCTGTTGGTATGCGTATTATTTCCCAATACTCACCCAACATTTTCTTTATCTCTTTATCTCTGATGCTGTCATAATCCCTTTTGTGCTTGTGTCGGTCACCATCTATTTCAAGAACAACCATCAAGTCTGGTAGCAAGAAATCCACTTGATACTTTCCGACCTTGTACTGCATCTTGGAATAGATCCTGTTATGAACAAGGATTATTGCCGTTAAAGCTTCGTAGGAACTATCAATCTTATCTGGGTTAGCTTCTATGAAATCTTGAACTACTTCAATTGCTTCCTTGTACTGATACATATTGGTGTTCTGCTTTTCAAGAAGATTGACCGCTTTTCTTACCATCTCACGTTTCCGCAATTTGATATAAAGCTTTCTTTCTTCACTTTCCTTTTGCTCAAATTCCTTAAAGCACTTGTCGCAGTAACACCTTCGTTTTTCTGATAATTTCGGTTCATCCCAGAACTTACCATCAAATACCAGTTTTGTGCGTGTCGCTTCTTTTCCGCATATCCAACATTTCATAGGTACTCCAACCTTTCATATGATTTTTATTAGGTTCTCCAACCGATGCCCTTTGGGCATTATAGATTCTACAAAAAAATTTTTTAAGTTTCTGTAAGGTTGTGTAGGTTAATTTCTCTTTTATGGCAATTTCCAATCATTTAGCAACTGTATAATACTTACCTGCTTTTCATGCTGTTCCAATCGTTCCTTGCTTAATGCGTAATAATCTGCACTTAACTCAAATCCGACATAATCAAATCCCAATTCTCTACAGGCGATAAGGCTTGAAGCACTACCAACATGAGTATCCAAAACCTTGTCACCTTCCTTTGCAAAGTTGATCAACAACCATTTGTATAAGGCTTTTGGCTTCTGGGTTGGATGTATCTTCCGCTCCTTGTTTTTCATATCACCTTGAATCATGCCATTCCATGCAAACCTAAAAATCTTTGCACTGCGGTTGAATGATGTCCAAGCTAATTCCACATCCGCAAAACCTACACCTTCTGGTTTCTCCTTATCCCATACAACCCAACATTGTGAATTTCTGTTGATCTGTTCTATGAAATAGTTCGCCCCCCATATGATCTGATTCTTTGATACTCTGAATAACTCGTTGAAGTAAGCTTGTTCTGGTGCTTCATATCCCCACAGATCCAGAACGTAATCATTCGGATTTCTGGCAACCCCACCGCCCATTT